GGTTTGGACAAATACGCCGCAATGTCTCGCACGTCATTTGGCCTGTACAAGTCAGTTGTAGCGTAGTCGCCACCGCCATAGGCAGCAGCGGTTGGCACCGTGTTGAAGTTCGTGGTGCCGGATTTTGCAGCGGGATTCGAAGAATCCTCATTATACAGACCTGCAATGTCTGGTTTCGAGTTTGTTTCGGTAAGCCATATATACAACCCTAAGGATGGCTCAATCACAAAGGGGTGTCGGATTAAAATGGTATTAGGAACGGGCTGCGCACCAGGTCTACCATCGGATCCACAAGCCGAGACCAAGTACATCTGCGGACATTCGACCTCGCCACAGAGACTCCCTGGAATTAACGAGACCCACAATCACCAGGTTGAAGGTGGGGATACTCGCTCACCAATACTCACAACCACGCGCCAAGAAATCCTGGACACGCTCAGCCTTACTGCGGCCCCATTGAACCCGAAGGTTAAAACGGGGGTCCACACGCTTTGCAGCGCCGTAGAACTCAGCATGCCAGAAATCCCAAGTCGCACGATCATGGATGGCCAACTCGTCTAAAAATCCTTCTACTTTGACACGAAACAGCTCTCCATCGGTGTCCTTCTTCTTTGCCCACTGAATGTTCTGCGTGAGCGTGTCTAATGCAAGTCGCATATAGTACACTCCATTTTCACAAGTCAAAGTGCGTTTCAAAAAGGACACGTCAAAAACTGAACGATGCGCTTCATCAAAAGAATCATTTTTCATCTCGTCTGTGTACTTCATCCCCATCTCAGAAAGCGCACTATCCATCATAGCGTACGTGATGTTAGCGACGCCGTACTTCTTGATAAGGAGAGTGTCAACTTTCCAAGTGTTGTCATCACCATAGCAAATGTAAGTGACTGCTTTTCTCTGGTAAATGTCGATCAGCATTTTCTTTGCGTCACGAAATGTGATTGCGCCAAGTGAGCGCGCAACACCATACCTGAGAATGGTATTGTTGCAAATGGTGTTCAAAATGGTCGTGATGGGGTTTCCAGACGGATTGGAGTTATCCCATTCAATGATGCAGTCACGGAGCTGAACAAATGGCTTTGTAAATGATAAAAATACATGTCGTGCAATTGTCATCTCCTTAGAAGAAAGATGTGGTCCCATGATTTCCTGGTATACAGCCCAAACTGATTCGATTGCAATCGAGGGCAACTTCTTGTCATAACCACTATGATCTCCTGCTTTTACATCTGCATTGGGATCTCCATTTCCAAGCACTTCTGCATAAACACGGCACTCAAATTGGTCTGCGACATTCATGCCAACAGCTGACGAGTTCTTAAAACGATTCTGTGGATCTTGATACCACGAAGCGAACGTTCCAAA